TATCGGTTGGTGATGACTTGTCATCTTCTGGTGGTAATTTAATTATAGGTTCAACACAGTCAGGAACATATGTTAAATTCTTGGTTGGTGGATCAACCGCAAACGATTACTATGCAACACTTTCTGATGAAGGTTTGGAGTTACTGAAAAGACCTATAATTTTTGCAGATGGTTCTACACAAAATTCATCAGCAACTTTTGCGGAAACATTTGCTAACGGAGCTTTTGTATCAGCAAACTCAGCAGCAACATTTGCTAATGCAGCTTTTGTCAGAGCAAATTCATCTTACGATTCACAAAACACTACTGCATCATTTGCTAATGGTGCATTTACAAAAGCAAACTCTGGTTTCGCAACAGCAAATTCAGCAGCATCGTTTGCTAATGGTGCATTTGTTGCAGCCAACTCTGGCGCAACCTTTGCCAATGCAGCCTTCACAAGAGCAAACTCTGGTTATTCCGCTGCAAATTCAGCCGCATCGTTTGCTAACGGTGCATTTACTCAAGCGAATACCAACACAACAACTGTTGCTTCCGCATATGACCAAGCAAATGCTGCATATGATTATGCAAATACATCTTTACAAAACACATCTTCAATTATTGTTCAACAAAACTTGACAGTTCCTGGAACATTAACAGTATCAGGACCATTGTATGCGGCCAATACAATTAGAACTCCAAATATATTTCCAGGATCTCAAACAGCAATCACTGTTAGTTTTTCAAATTCAGGTATGGTCAAAGCAAATATTGCAGCTGATTTGGTGGTAACATTGAGTTCTTTTGTTACAGGAAAATTTGTCGATGTGATTATTACTAATACATCTGGTCAACAACATGTAATTACACATGGTTGTTCTGCAATTAATTCCACAGTAGGTGCAACATCATTTAACTTAGGTGCAACAAAAACCTGTTATCTAAGATACTTTAGTTTTGATGGTGACCTTGCAAATACATATGTTTCAGCCACATACCAATAATAAATAAATCATGGCAAATAAAAATTTACTTACAAGCGCATCAAAGGTTTCACAGATAGACCTATTGTATTTCGCACCTGTTGCGGTGGTTCCACCGGCAATTACAACACCAATAAATTCTTATTATTGTTTCTTATCAAAGCCAACTCCTTGGCCAGATGAAAATAATCCTCCAGTTCCTTCTGGTGATTTAAAGACCATAAAACAAATTCAAAAAAATATCTTTGTTGCAAAACAAATTAAGACAAGTGATATTTGTCCTATCATACAAAGAGTTGATTGGACCGAAAATACAATTTATGATTATTTCCGTGATGATGTTGATATGTTAGTTAAAGATGAGAATGGTTATTTAACTAAAATATTTTACGTGAAGAACAAATACGACCAAGTTTTCAAGTGTTTGTGGAACAATAATGATGGTCCATCCACAAGAGAACCATACTTTGAACCAGGAACATATTCTGCTAACAGAATCTTCCAAGGTGACGATGGATATAAGTGGAAGTTCATGTATACAATTGATACCGGTTTGAAATTGAAATTCATGGACAAAGAATGGATGCCAATTCAAATCGGATCAAACACACCAAATCCACTGGTAACATCCGCTGGCGCAGGCAGTATAGATGTTATCAACGTTGTTGATGGTGGTTCAGGATATGACACCGTAAACGCCGTGGTCTATGTAACAATTACAGGTGACGGAGTAGGTGCAACCGCATCAGCAAACGTAGAACCATTGTCATCCGGTGGTTCTATACGTGATATTATTGTTGTTAATCCAGGTGGTAACTATACCTATGCCAATATTGCAATTACGTCCGCAATCGGTAGCAATGCAGTTGTAACTTGGGCAACTTCACCTGTTGGTGGCCATGGTTTCGACCCAATATCTGAGTTGGGTTGTGAACACATCATGTTGACCGCACAGTTTGATGGTGATGAAAATGGTTATGTTCCAACCGAGATTGACTATCATCAAGTGGGTATTTTGGTTAATCCAACCACAAAACAATCTAATCCAAAACCAGCAAACGGAGCTATCTACAGCACAACAACAAACGTAATCGTTGCACCTGGATCGGATGCAGGTTACACACCAGACGAATTTGTTTATCAAGGAACAGAAAATAATCCTACATTTTATGGGACAGTTTTGAATTTTGAAGCTGATTCCAATATGATTAGGCTGATAAATACAACCGGAACTCCATCAAATAACAGTCCAATATTTGGTCAATCGTCTAAAGTAACAAGAACATTATTGTCGTATAACAGTCCAAACTTTGCAGTGAATTCTGGTTATTTGATTTATGTTGAGAACAGGGCTGGTGTTCAAAGAAGTGCTGATGGTATAGAACAATTCAGATTCGTATTAGGTTTCTAAGGGAAAAAAATGGCTTTAAATTTTAACGTTGATCCATACTATGACGATTTCGATGGAACAAAAAACTTCCACCGTATATTGTTTAAACCTGGTGTTGCTGTGCAAGCCAGAGAGTTAACGCAAGCACAAACAATATTACAAAATCAAATCACAAGTTTCGCTGACAACATCTTTAAGCAAAACTCACCCGTTAGTGGTGGTCAGGTCACAACAAACTTTGATGTAAAGTATATCAAAATTCAAACAGAATACAATGGTATTGCCGTTGATGTTGAACAGTTCCAAAATAAATTAATTAGAAACGCAGACGGAACAATCGTTGCTAGAGTGTTGACTACAGCTGTAGCAACTGGAACTGCGGGTGAAGGTGATCCACCAACACTTATTGTTTCCTATAAAACAGGAACACATTTCACAGACAACGATATCATCTATGATGCAGACTCCAACCTAACTTGCCAAGCTATGCCAAGTGATGCGGTTGGTTCTTCTTCAATCGCTTCAATTGCACAAGGTGTATTCTATGTTTTGGGCAACTTTGTTCAAGTTAATCCACAGACTGTAATCTTAGACAAGTATGGTAACACACCATCAAGACGTATTGGTTTGGAAATTACAGAAACAATTTATGATTATGCAACAGACAATTCATTATTGGATCCAGCAGTTGGTGCATCCAACTATCAGGCTCCAGGTGCAGACCGTTATGTAATCAGTTTGCAACTATCTTCTAGACCATTGTATTTTGGTGACGATGCTTTGTTTATTGAATTGGTCCGTGTTGAAGATGGTAGTGTATACAAAATGGTTGATGGTTCTGTGTATGCAGCCATCGATGATTACTTTGCAAAGCGTGACTATGAAACCAATGGTGACTACATCATTGACGAATTCAAACTAACACCAAAAGTATATGAAGAAGATGCTGACAAATACACACTAAGTGTTGGTAAAGGTTTAGCATATGTTCATGGTTATCGTGTTGAAAATCCTTCACCATTAAATTTAATTTCCAATCGTGCAAGAACAACTGCATCACAAGATAATGAACCAACATTTATTGATTATGGTAGTTATTTCTTAGTAAGTAACGTTGCCGGTTCGGGAACATATACATTCCCTGTAACAACAGCCAACACAGTAGATTTCCATTGCGTTGCAAACACAGATATCAATACAGCAAACACCAACACATATAACTCAACGTTGGTTGCAACAGCTTACATTCGTGGTTTACAATTTGATAATAGTCCTGTTGCAGCTGATGGATCAACATACGTTTACAAAGCACACATCTATGATTTGGTAAACAAATCTATTTCTGCAAACGTTATCTCGGCCAATGCAACATCTATCACACTAGCAAGTATCAATCATAAAACATCCACAGTTGATGGTGCGTATGAGGGTGTAGACGTTTCTATCGTAAAGGGAACAAACGCAGGCGAAACAAGAACAATCTCCAACTATAATGGAACAACCAGAGTTGCAACAGTAAGTCAACCATGGAGTGTTACACCAGATAGTTCATCTGTTTATGTGTTGAACTTTAATACACCAGACATTGAATCTATGGTGTTCACAGGTTCAACTTATCCAAAACGCATCTATGCAAGTGCAGAGATTGATGTTACAGGAAAAGTAGGAAACATTTCATCAGGTGATACCGTATTCCAGAATCCAAACATACCTGAAATGGTATATCCAATTGGTAATCCATACGTTTCAACCATCACATCACCTTCTTACACAACATACCAAGAAATCAAGGGTGTTAACTTCAACGTATCAGGTGGAACAATTTCCGCTACAATCGACTTCACTGGAAGTTATGCTGGTGTAATTAAACACTTGGGTAACGAAGGCACAACACTTTCTGGTGATGTTGTTGAACAATGTTACACAATCATTGTTACTGATAGACAATCAAATAGTTCATTGACAAACGGTCAGATTGTTCCATGGACAATCAATGGCAGAAGTGTTACATTAAACAATGATGGTTCTGTTGCAAACTTTACTACTGCAACATCAGATTTGTCGGCATTTACCGCAACTATTATTGCCAAGGTATTTGTTACAGATGGAACAAACACAAGTCACGTTCTAAGAATCAAAAACTTGGTGAAGGGCAACACAAATGCTGTAAGTAGCAATACTTCAGGATATATGACACAAGTTAATACAAATACATTTGTGGATGATTCTGCTAGTTCAACTGGTCACGTATACATTAAACAAGCTGGTGTATTGTCTAGTGGAAACCAATCATTATATCTGTCTGACGTTAAAAGAATATTGAAAATCATTGACACCAAAGGTGATGTATATCCAACGGTGGCGATGTTGACAAATCCATCTTATGATGTGACCAACAGATACATTTTCGATAACGGTCAAAGAGATTCTTACTACGACCACGCTTCAATCTCATTGAGACCTGGTGCAGCTAAACCTGTTGGTAACTTGTTGATTATTTTAGATTACTACAAACACACAGGTGGTGATGGTTACTTTAGTAAAATGTCATACATCGATAACTCAAGTTCACCTGAAGATTACAGAGAGATTCCAGTTTTCGTAAGTAATCATGGTGCTTCTTATGCGTTAAGAGACTGTCTCGACTTTAGACCTTCTAGATTAAACACACAAACGGAATTTGTTTTCCGTTATTCTAACCCATCATCTACTAGATTGGGTGTATTACAACCATCTAATTTGTCCACATTTGTTTGTGATTATTCATACTATCTTGGAAGAAAAGATAAGTTGGTAATTACAAAAGACAAACAAATTAAAGTGATTGAAGGTTCTCCTTCTATCAACCCTATTTCACCTAATGAACCAGACAAATCATTGGTGTTGGCTGATATCACACACAAACCATATACAAGTTATGTTCCTTCGGAACTATCTTCTGGTTTGTCCGACTTATCAATAAATGTTACACAGCACCGCCGTTATACAATGGCAGACATTGCTGGTTTGGACACAAGAATTAATCGTATTGAATACTACACATCGTTAAGTGCATTGGAACAAAATGCAAACTCATTGCAAATTTCTGATGCATATGGATTGAATAGATTTAAGAACGGTATTATGGTTGATGACTTCTCAAGTTTTGCTGCGTCAGATGTTGGCACAGGTGACTTTAACGCATCTATCAACCGTAGAACAAAACAAATGACAGCAAAACAAACTGTCAAAAACTTCCCGTTGAAGAATCTTTCTTTGATTTACAGTATGAATAATACCACAAATTCTGATATTTCGGCTCAGAATTTTGCGAGAACAAACAACGGAACAACAAACTACTTCTCACTACCATACACTAAAACCAATATAGTTGCACAAAAGTTAGCAAGTAGAACCGTCAACATCAATCCTTTCTCTGTTACCAGTGCAAAAGGATTAGTCTCTTTGTCACCAAACGTTGACAACTGGGTAGACACATCATATTCACCATCGTTGTTGATTGTGGATCCAGACTTGCATGTATGGCAAAGTTCAAACGAATTGAACACCTTGTTTACTGGTGACT